TCGTATTTATTAGAAGTTAAATGTTGCGCCCATAGTCACATCACCAAATTCTAGGTCTGAGTTTGTGCTAACTTCAGTGTAAGTACGAAGACCTCCACCTAGTGTATAACCAGCTACAAAGTCAAGACCAGTAAATGCTTCTTTAGATGCATCATTCAAAGATAGAACATCAAATGTTGTATCTACTGAGAAATCTACACCGAAGGCGTTAAGACCTGCCTTAGGAGTAAAATCCAAAGCCCACAGTTCGGTACCAGTTGTATAGTTCATATCAAATTCACCGCCGGCTGAAATAGTTTGGCCACCAATGTTTAGGTCTCCAGCAGATGCTGTAGATGCAGCCAATACTAGGGCTGCTGCTGTTAGTGCAATTTTCATCTTAATTTCCTTATATTGATGAATAGTTAATGCCACTTTTCTGTTGCTAAGCAAGTGGCCAGCTCCCTGTGTTATGCCGCTAGGGCGTAACCAGATGGTGCGAAATTTTCATTTGCATTTAGTTTAGTTGATCTATACGCGATCATCCGGTAAACTCCACTTCACTACGACACCTGTCGATCCTAGTTCAGCCCCATCAAAATTACTTACCAGATAGGTATTTTGGTACCTCTGCTTCTTTCTTAGCCATCCAATTGTTATACGAATTTATAATCCATTTAATCATTGTCTTCTCCTAAGTAATTTTGGTGGAGCTGTGGGGTACTGCCCCCCAGTCCAGTATGTGTTCACGTCGCTTCATCGTTTACATTTTATTTAGACCAAAGATCAGTCTAAATTAGTTTGTGGAGAAAGTTTCTCCAAAAGTGTTACATATTTACTACAGATCATTATCATGTATATGCAACTGTATAAGAGCATAATGCAACACTTTCATAAGGTCTTTACGAGCATCTGCTTTAGTGCCCTTCCGACCATATCTGTTTGAATACTTATCTACATTACCCATGCAGAAACCAGTTCCGTGACCTCTTTCGATAATCACTTCTGTTGATTGAAACTTATTTTGAGCATAGTGCCCACCATATGTCGAATCAATGTATTTTTTAAACTCGGCAATTAGATTACCTTCATTAAATTTATAATCAATATCTTTCATTATCTTGCCTTATAGAATAAATGTGTACCGATAGTAGTAGTCAAATCCATGTCTTCAGACCAGTAAGGATTAACATAGTCTGCATGGTAGTGGTCGGCTCCACCAGTATTATCTTTATGTTCACCAGACAGAACAAGAGCTGCTGCTTGTTTAGCAACTGTCCAAGCATTACCCTTAGGTTTCTGATCTCGGATCTGATGCGTCCAGCTGAATTGGTAAGGTTGATATACAACATCACATATGCTATCAGGCCATCTAGTTGAAGCAACTCGGTTTAAAGTAACGTGAGCAATTGCATATTGCCCTTCAATACTTTCTCCTCTGGCTTCATGGTATATATTTAATGCCATGCATTGTGCTTCTGTAGTTTTTTCATGATTAAGTAAACTATAGCAAGTCACAATGCCAAATAAGCACAATACACTCATAGATGTTGATAACATATTTTTCATATTCCTATTGCACATACCAGCGAGTTATGCTAGCACCTGATGAATCACCATCAAAAAACCTAACATCCCAAAGGCGATCTTTGTCATCACCTTGTGAATAATCAGTACGATCTTCAACCGCATTATCACCACAGTAATCTAATGCAGCAACAGTAGCTTTTGCCCAGCTACCATAAACACCTATTACTCCGTCATCATTTCCGAATACTGTATATACATTTGTCATTTTATAATCCTTAGTTATTGTTTCTATAACTCTTATACCATATCCACATACAGATGTAAAGTGTTTTCTGCACTTTTTTTAACTTTTTTTATAAAATAACTAATAGTGTTACATATTTACTACAGATTGGTTAGTTTCTTAATACCAAGGGTCCAATTCTCTGCAGCATCTTCGACAAAACCAATAGCCTTATTAGGGAACTCTTCAATAAAGAATTGCTTACCATTTGCATCAAAGTATTTAATATATGCAAATTCTTCTTTATAATCAAAATGCACTTCACAATGACCTCTACCTGGTGGTGCTTCCCAAGTGCTTAGTTTACGACCCATTAAACAGACTCCTTTATTGGTTGATAAATTTTAGAGATAGCTTCGGCAATGGCAATAGCCAATTCCATGTGTTCTTTTTGAGTACCATTAGATGATCTTAGTTCAGCATAATGGATCCAGCTACGAATAGTTCCGTTAACATATAAACGGCTAATTGTATTACCCTCTGGCAAGACTGCTCTGGCTTGCTCTTTAGCAATACCATTATCAATAGCCCAAGCATATGCTTCCTTAGATGCATTGATAACCATTTGTTGTTTAATCTGCCACATAGTTTCTAGTTCACGATCATCTACATCAACACTATTCTGGCGATTCTTAGGATCTTGCAGACGGGCTTCACGCAATACAAATGTATCTTTCATATCTCGAGGATCTGCATACCGTTGAGAAAATTCTTGGAAAGAGAAAGAACGATGTCGTAATAGCTGACGTGCAATATCACGTGTCGTTTCTACCTCTAAGGTAACAGATGCCATTTCAAACGGGGACCAGTGTTTATGTTTAGAAAGATATGCAAGAAGTTTTGGTGCAGTCTCTTGGTTAATCTGATTACTGGGATTAGATACTCTTGCACAATAGGCAATAATGTCTTGTACATTATCTAATCCAATAAAGTCATCAGCTGGTGGTTGAGTGTAGCCTACAATTTTTACTTGCATTTATTAATCCATTTTAAAGTTGTTAAATTTGTCTTGTGCTTTAGAGTTGTCAAACACTGGCACATCTTGTACAAGACCCTCGGTTGAATTATCTACATCTACCAAGCGCATCTTTGCTCTATCAATACCAACAACAAATCTCTTATTAGAAGTTGGATCATTATATCTATTCTTTAATTGTTTAACTAATAGTTGCCCTTGCTGTTCTAGTTCTTCTGTTGATATAAGTGCAAACATTAAGTCTGCTGTAGCGGGTAATCCAAAAGACTCACTCGTATCTTCAAGCCCAACATCTGAGTTACCAAAACCAGACCTCGTCGTCTGTGTTGCAGAGACAATCGGTACGTTGAACTCGACTGCAAGCCCACGCATTTCTTCTGCAATGGCTTTAATATATGTATAAGAATTGATTGATCCTCCCATAGCTTTCATTCTGGAACTAGAACAAATATTTAGATAATCAATAAAGATCATCTGTGGTACAAACTTTTTCTTTAGTTTAAGTTCATTAAGTAGTGCCCTAAAGTGTGATGAATTAGCTGAACCAGTTGGATATTCTTTTACGATTAGTTTACCATTGGTAGACTTTTTAACCTTGGCAATCTTTTCAGCATACATTGATTGAGATAAAGTATCAAGTTGATCAATTGGTATGTTAAGAATATTTGCATCTATACGTTCGGCAATCTTTTCTTCTGACATCTCCATAGTGATATACAATACATTCTTGCCTATCTCCATAGCTGCAGCTGCCATGTGACACATAAACAAAGACTTACCAACACCAGTACCAGCTAGTGCAATATTAAGAGACTTGTTAGGCAAGCCACCCTTGGTAATCTTATTAAACATTTCCAGATCAAATGGCACTTTTTCTTCTTCTGTATGATAGAAGTCAAACCGTTTTTGGAAATCTTCAATATAGTCATGACCGATTTGTGTATCGAAGGTGACACCCAGAGCCTTTGTGAGCAAGTCAGGTAGGGCGTTCTTTGATAAAGATGGGTGTTTACCATCAATAATTGTAATGGATTCCATAATTGCATTATGTACAGCCCTATCTTGGCACCACTTCTCAGTCTTATCAACTAACCATTCTTGGTCGATTTCTTCTACTTTAAAAATCTCTGGTAGTATTTCTACTGCATGTCTGTAGTGTTCATCTGAGAAACCATCTGCTTCATCTAGTTCAATCTTAAAAGATTCCAGAGTTGGCAGTTTGTTATACTTTGCAACAAACTTACCAACCTGTTTAAATAGATTTTTGTAGACACCTTCAAAGTATTCTGGTTGAACAAAAGGCAATACTTTACGCATATACTTTTCATCAACCAAAAGATTGCGAAGGATAACCTGTTCAATGTTCATTTACTTTCCCTTGTGATTAGTTCATCTTTTTCTATAGCGTTAAGCATTATTGAGTATAATATATCACCAGCGACTTCTTGTAAAGCACTATTTTCGCTATGAAGGTCCTCAATAGGGCTTTCAATTACACCAAAGTTAAATGACATCAGAGGATCTTTATCTGTGCCATCAACTTTAATTTCTCCATATGCAATAGAAGTTTCGATAAACTCGCCTTTAAGAATACGGACTGCCCATGATTCATCTTCACCTGGAATTAATTCAAAATCTGTATTCTCACTCAACATCTAATTCTACCTCCGCTTTGTAACCAATAGTAAATTGGTGCTTGATGAACTCTTTAAATGTTGTCTCATCTAAAATACGAGACCAAAACTCTGGTTGAAGTGTATCTGCCATACGTGATTTCTTAGTAAGAATTTCACCAGTTGCTGGATTAACACCTTCATACCAACCATTACTTGGCTTCTGAGCAAAGCCACCAGCAAGAGCAACTTCTAATAAACCAGAATATTGTTCTACGCCACCTTCCCATGATACTGAGATAGGAATTTTTGATTTCTCTTTAACAGACCGAGACTTCTCAATATTAATAACAAAGTCATAACCAGTAACCTCTGTGCCAGTCTTATTCTGACGGCGACCAATAATCCAAATATCATTAGCTGAGTAATAGATGCCAGTACCACCAGATACAATAGCTTTAGGGAACAAGCCTTGCTCTAGGTAAATGTGATTAACGGCAAGTAAAGAAATATCTTTCATAGCCAGATATGGTGTACACATACGGAACAAACTCTTTAGCTGTTTAGCACGAGACATATCTGCAACAGACTTCTCATTAATAGCATCATCCATTTCTTTCTTAGATGCTAGGTTGCCAATTGAATCTATAACAACAATTACTTTATCTTTCTTATTAATACCTTCAAGTTGAGAGATAAGATCAAACTTTAATTCTTCTACATTGGTAATAGGTGTATGCAGTACACGTGAGGTATCAATACCAAATTGTTGGAAGTATGCTTGAGGTGAACCAAACTCTGAATCGTAGAATAGCATCACTGCATCTTTATGTGCTTCAAGATAAGCACCAGCCATAAGTAAAGCAAATGATGTCTTAAAGTGTTTGGATGGGCCAGCTAATACTGTAAGCCCAGGAGCCAAGCCACCGTCCATTGAGCCAGATAAGGCTACGTTAACCATGGGAACCGAAGTCGGTACCATTTCTTTACTATTGAAGAAACTTGATTCTGATAGCACCTCAGTGTTTTTCAGTTTACTATTCTTCTTGAGTTTGTCCATTATACTCATGTAGATTTCTTTCTTTTATTTTCACATACGCGAGTCCTCAAGTCTGTACTTGAGAACCGATGATTTCTGCTGTTAAAGTATAAATCAATGCCGAGTTGTCGACATATATCTTTACCAGTAAAATCCTTTTCTTTATATTCGTCACCAAGGATGCGAACATCAATTGGATACATTTGCAATATATCTAGTAAGTCCTGTTCAGACGCATACACAATAATCTCATCAACATATCTAACAGCTGCAAGTTGTGTATATCTTTCAACAACAGTTTGAATTGGTGCATTCTTTTCTTTTCTATCCGCAGAAGGATCGATCTGCAAACAACAGATTAGATAATCACATTGAGATTTAGCCTCACGGAGCATAGCAATATGCCCTGCGTGAAGTAAATCAAATGTAGATGCTGTGATACCAGTTTTCTTACCAGCCATCTGGGAATGCCCACAAATAATATTGATGCATTAGATTTTCTCCACCAACAGTAATCCGTTGGTGTAGTTCTTTCATAGAGATGCCGTGATATTCACAAGCACCTTGCATTAGACGATCTGCTGCCGGCTTAGTTGACATTATAATAATCCTTATACCAACTTACAAAGTTTTCTACACCAACACCAATAGGTGTAGTTGGTTTATAACCAAGTGCTTGCAGTTTAGTAGTATCAGACCAAGTGGCATGGGTATCTGCAGGATGCATAGGCACTAACTCACGGATAGCTTCACGACCAAGATTGGTTTCAATATGATCTACAAAATCAACAAGCTTGACTTGTTCACCATAACCAATGTTAAAGATGGTATCATATTTTGCATCATTACGTTTTTGAGTATCTTCCAAGACAATCTTAATGCCTTGTACAATATCATCAACATATGTAAAGTCACGGATCATATCACCATGATTAAATAGTTTAATAGGCTCACCAGCCACAATATTCTTAGTAAAGTCAAATAGTGCCATATCAGGGCGACCCCATGGACCATAAACAGTAAAGAAGCGAAGACCAACTGTCTTGGTAATTGAACTAGACATAAACTGTGACTCGTTAGTAAACTTAGTAAAGCCATATGGGTTTAATTGATAACCACATTTCTCGTCTTCTTTCCATGGTAGTTCATTACCAGCCATAGTACATGATGTGGAAGCATAGACAACTTGATCAACACCAGCGGCATTACAAGCTTCGATTAGATTTTGAGTACCAGTCACATTATTATCAATATATGTTTGTGGTTCTTCTAACGAGTGTCGTACACCGGCATATGCTGCAAGATGCATTACAATATCTGGTTTATGTCGTTTCATAAATTCAGTAAGACCAGTTAAGTCTTTTAGATCAACATACGATACTTCAATACTACGTTCACGCAAATTCTTTGATCGAGCATTTTTTAGACTAACATCATAGTAGTGGTTAAAGTTATCAAAGCCAGACACCGTGTGTCCGTCATCTTGTAGAGATTGTGCTAGGTGATAACCAATAAACCCAGCGCAACCAGTAATCATTACATGTGCCATTTAATTCTCCTTATATGGTGTATTATAGCATACCATTTAAGATATGTAAACAACATTCTGTTCTTTTTCTCTATCATCTAATTCATATTGAGAACGTACTTTATTGTTCTCTGCAATGACTAGCTTTAGAATAGAGAGATGATCCATTCCAGCAAACGATGATAAAGCATTTGTGTCTTTGGGGAAACAAGCACCACCAAAACCACTGCGACCATCAGGACCAGGAACCTGAGTATGACTGTGACTAATCCTGGGATCAGTGCCAACAGCAGTAATAATATTATCGTAATCGGCGCCATGACTATCAATTAACTCCTTATATTGATTAAACCACATAACTTTAGTGGCTAGAAAACTATTGATACCATACTTTACAAAAGCGGCATCTTGTGCAGCCATCTTATAGACAGGGGCTGGCTTACAACGGCTAAACTTATTATACAAATTCTCAAGTGTGTCGACAGACTTAGCTTCACCACCAAATATATGCATAGGTGGGTTTACAAAATCTTCAAGAGCATTACGCTCAGTTAGAAATTCTGGATTGTAAATCACTCGGCTATTCTTAGTGCTTAGTTCTTTTACAATACTAGGGATAACTGTTGACTTAATTACAATCAAACCAGTAGTTTTCTCAATAAGTTTATTTGTGACATCAACAACAATGGAGGCATCTATCTGACCATCAGCACCAAACGGTGTGGGAACACAGACAAACGACACATCGACATCAGTCATATCGTCAACAGAATTATTATAGAGAAATGGATCAATCAACTGGATCTTATTCTTTTTAGTATTAAAGCCATATTCGCATGCCTTACCGACATA